ATGGCGGGATATAAATTACAAGGTAAAACCGCAAGCGGAGCAATGGTTGATATTCCGTTGGCTGCGACATATGATGCCATCGGGAATGATATACAGCAACATTACGCAGCAAAGACTGAATATGAAGCTATAATGGCAAAGCTCGGCATAATGGGCGGTCAGCTTGATTTGTTGCTTGCTTCGTCTGGCATGGTATCTTTTGCTGATTGCGACTGGGAAACAATTAAAGCAATATCTGAAAGCGGGAAAGCACCCACAGCATTCAAAGTGGGAGACGAGAAAAACATAACGCTCTCTACTGGCGAACAAATTACAATGGTTATACTTGGGTTTAATCATGATGATTTGGCAGACGGTTCTGGAAAAGCTGGAATAACTCTTGGAATGAAAAATGCACTTACGACCAATTATGTGATGAACGCTTCGTCGAAAACATACGATGGTCAATCTGGGTACAACGCTGGTGGCTGGCTTAATTGCGAAATGCGTAACAATACTATGCCTATGCTACTTGCGTATCTGCCACAAGAGGTTCGCGATGTTATAAAAACAGTTAAGAAGAAAACGTCCAAAGGGTGTACGTCGAGTGTTTTACTTGAAACCGAGGATAAGCTGTTCTTGTTTTCTCAGGAAGAAGTTATGGGAACGCACAAATATACTACGCAATATCAGAACTCTTTCTCTGGGGAAGGCGAGCAGTATGAGTACTTCAAAAATGCGCATATACCTACGCCAAAAGCAGGTACGGGTGCATTTTCTGTTTTGGAAGGTACTGGATGCTTTTATACTACGGATACAGCTGTTGCTAATAAGTACGACAACAGATTCGGGCAGGAGAAATCTATGAGCGCAAACTATTATTACAATTATAATAATGCAAAGGCGCAAGGTAACAATGCAACAACATCGTGCCTCTGGTGGCTTCGCTCTCCGTATTACTATAATAGCAACGGCTTCTGCTGTGTCTACAGCACGGGTTACAGCAGTTGCAGCTATGCCAACTACAGTCTCGGCGTCGCTTTCGGCTTTTGTATTTAATCTCATATCAAAACAAAGAAATCCGCCACGCACTGTGGCGGAATTAAAAATTAACAAGCTTTCGGCTTTTGTATTTAATCTCATATCAAAACAAAGAAATCCGCCACGCAATGTGGCGGAATTAAAAATTAACAAGGAGGACAAGTATGGAGCAATTCTATTTCAAACCTACGCTCGAACCGCACAACGAAGCAGAGAAGTTAATCTTCGTCGCGGCGAACGGACAAGGGTATATTGCTAACAACGAACTACATATATGCGGCAACTATCACTTGATATATAAATTTTCGGGCGATAATGTCGGATGGTATATGAAGAACCCTCAAGATAACGTCGATAGATATCTTGGTCTCGGCGCGAGTCCGTCTGTTCTGATAGGAGATATAGACATCAAAGATAACGAATATTTTGAGGCAATTAAGTATGTTCAACCCGAAAATGAAGATCGGGAAGAAACAGAAGAATAAAAAAATAATACTGACACAATAAGGAGATAAAGATGGCGGTACTTAAAAGTAACAGAAATGAATCACAATTACAATTCATAGACACTGCAAGACAGTTAGAGATTTTCACCTTACGAAATTGTGTCAAATTTCCTAAACGATATACCTTTTTTATTACTACCGAAATTGTGAGACTATCGCAATCGGTGTACAACAATGTCAAAGCAGCAAACAGCGTTTTCCCTTCCGGTGAGCTGGAAATACAGATGCGTAGAGATTATCTCACGAGGGCAAATTGCGATTTGCAATGCTTAATTTCCCAACTTGATGTTGCGAAAGAAATGTTTGGAGAAGAAGTTAAGTCGAACACTTGGTGTGCTTGGATGGACTTAATCGAAAAAGAAGCCAAACTGATTTCCGCAGTAAAGAAAAAAGATAAAGAACGTCTTAAAGAAACTCCAAACGAGTCTTAAGGCGATTTTTTATATATAGGTTATGAACCGATTTACATTTGTCGTGGCGTGCAACTGGTGGCTTCGCTCTCCGTATTACAATAATAGCAACAACTTCTGCTATGTCAACAGCAACGGTAACAGCAATAACAACAATGCCAACAACAGTAACGGCGTCGCTTTCGGATTTTGTACGATAATGCCAGACACAGTAATTCCCATAGAGGAACGAAATCAGCGCAAGTACAAAAGGGGTTTATGACCTTTCCGCAAGGATAAATGAATATTTTGATGTGGTCTACCGGACGCTTCTTGCATTGCGCGTGATTGTGGTAGCGCGTTTAATGGTAGGTATCACTATGCAGTTATTTTCCCACAATGATTTCACTGTACAAGGTATATAATTTTTATGAATAGCAAGGAAAGACATGAATTAAGGTATCAGAGACGCAAACAAAGACGTCTCGAGAAGAAAAGGAAATTTGATGAAATTTATTGTGATTACGATAAAGTTTTCACGTTTGATAACTTGTATCACAGTTACAAACAATGTTGCAAAGGGGTGGGCTGGAAATCCAGCACCCACAAATACAGAACGAATGCTCTGCTCAACGTAAATTCTACATATAAAATGTTGCGTGACGGAACATTCAAAAGCAAAGGATTTTATGAGTTTAATATAATCGAACGAGGCAAGGCAAGACATATACAAAGCGTTCATATTAGTGAGCGAGTTGTTCAACGGTGCCTATGCGATTACAGTCTTGTTCCGATTTTGAAGCGTTCTTTTATCTATGATAACGGAGCTTGCATTAAACTTCGCGGAATAGACTTTGCACTTAACCGAATGAACAGACATTTGGAAAAGTATTATAGACAACACGGCAGCGAGGGTTACGCCCTCGTTTTTGATTTCTCGAAATACTTTAACAGCATTAACCACGTTGCGCTGTTGAAAATTTTGCGCGAGAAAATCACGGACGATAGGTTGTATGCTATCGTCAAACAACTTGTTGACGACTTCGGCGAGAACGGACTTGGGTTAGGTAGTCAAATATCGCAGAGTTGCGCGTTAGCTCTCCCAAATAAAATGGATCACTATATAAAGGAAGATTTAGGTATTAAGTATTACTGTCGTTATATGGACGATGGATGCTTAATACACCACGACAAAGAACACTTAAAATACTGTCTGCAAAAGATTACGGAGATTTGTACCGAACTTGGTATAAAGCTAAATCCAAAGAAAACCCAGATAATTAAATTAAGTCGTGGTATCAATTTTCTCAAAACACATTTCATTTTAACGAAAACGGGAAAGATAATACGCAAGCCGCACAAGAAAAATATTACGCTTATGCGCAGAAAACTTAAAAAGTTCAAGCGTTGGGTTGAAGAGGGTAAGATGACATTTGAAGATGTTACGACATCGTGGTGTTCGTGGCGTGGTCATCAGCTCAAATTTAACTCATATTGGGCAAGGCAAAGAATACACGACCTTTATGTGCGATTATTCTATTGGTCGTAAACAGAAACAGCGAGTGCCGCCTTGGGTACTCGCTTTATAATTAGGAGGTAGTATATGGATTGGCAAGCAATTTTACTTTCAATCATCGGCATCGTTTTGACTGCTTTGGTGAGCTGGGGTGCAGAACGCCTTATTGCGTTAATTAACTCCAAACTGGCTAATAGCAAATATGCAAAGTATCTCACAAGTGCGGTAGACGTGATTACACGCGCCGTCAAAACCACATATCAAACTTACGTGCAATCGTTGAAAGACAAGAATATGTTTACAGCAGAAGCGCAAAAAGAAGCACTATCGAAAGCTGGTGAAATGGCATTGGCGCAGCTGACGGATGACTCGAAGAAATGGATTGAGAGCAACTTCGGTGATATTAAGACGTGGATTTCTAACACAATTGAGTCTGTTATCTACGACTTGAAGAATAAGACCATAAGCGAGAGCACAAATGAAAACGCTTAAAGCTATTGGATTTTGGGTGGCATCCTTTACGTGGGGGCTGCCGATGACATTGGTGGGCTGCCTTGTTGCTATCGCATTGATGGTGACGGGGCACAAGCCTCATAGGTTTCATTATTTCATATATTTTGAAGTAGGAGAGAATTGGGGCGGCTTTGAGTGTGGGTGCTTCTTCGTAACTAACAAGAACCCGACTTATAGTATCAGACGCCACGAGAGCGGGCACGGCTTACAGAACATAATGCTGGGCGTATTTATGCCGTTCTTGGTAAGCATACCGTCTTGCATACGCTATTGGTACAGGGAGATACTTGTACGTAGCGGCAAGAAGAGATATCACGATTTACC